GTGGTGATTTCCAGATAATGAATGATACAAGTACTCAAAGAGGCATTGCTTTTTATGGTGGTTCTACAAATAACTTCCTGACGATTAAACCCCCGTCTTCATTTACTGCAACAACCTATTACTTACCAACAGCAGACGGTTCTGCAGGTCAAGTATTAAGTACTGACGGTAGTGGAAATATGTCTTGGGCTACTTCAGCCGCAGGCAGTACTGACAGCATTACTGAAGGCAATACCAGTGCAGAAGTAATTGACACTGGTACGGATGGTCGTTTTGTTGTCACGACAGAAGGTAGTGAGGCGATGCGAATCGACAGCTCGGGCAGAGTTGGGATTGGAACAACGAGTCCTGCTGAAACATTACACGTTGTAGGAGATGCTCGTATTGAAGATGGTAGCCCTCGTTTAGGGTTCCATGATTCAAATGCCGGAGCCGGTCAGTCTACAGGAGGTATTGAGATATTCAATAGCAGTGGCACTAGGGAATGTTTTTTAGGCGCTACTACTGCTGGCAACACTCTTAGTTTTGGTACCAGCAATACCGAGCGGATGCGAATCGACAGCTCGGGCAACGTCCTTATCGGCGGCACGCTACCATCAGCGCCGAACATCACGCTGGGAGCGAATGGCAGTGGAACGTTTGATGGCTTTATTCAGTCAGGCGGTAATCCAAATGATGGGACTAGCGTAGGCTCCAAACTTTTATCAAGTGGATTTGTTCAGGCCACCCGTGCGTCTGGGGCCTCAGCCGTTTGGTCTGGATACATGCAAGGAACTACATCACCTACAAGCCGTATTAACGGTGACGGCAGCGCCACGTTTGCAAAAAATGTGGTTTCTACAGATGGAAACTTCCAAGGTTATGAGTTCATCGCTGATCAAAATACCAATACTTATGGTTGCTTTACTGGAAAACTGAATGGGGTTCAAACTTCAAGAATATTAGCGGACGGCACAGCCACGTTTGGGGGAGACCCAACTACAGGCGTTAAAGGAGCCAAGATAGCAACAAGTGGCAGGATTATTACTGCCTGTAACAACTCAAACAATGCTATTTTTAATGGCTATGCAGTAGGAAGTACCTCTACTACGTCTGAAATTAAGGGAGACGGCAGCGCCACGTTTAATGGCACCGTCACAGCTGCAAGTTATGTCACTAGCTCTGATCAACGCTTCAAAGAAAACATCACTGATGCAACCTCACAGCTTGCTGATGTCGTAGCACTTGGTAATAACCTGCGTAACTGGGATTGGACTGATGACGCACCAGTTTCTGATAAAGACACACGTTTTCTTGGCCTTGTTGCACAAGAAGCAGAAACGATCAGCCCTGGAATCGTTGCAACTATTGCACGTACAAAAGATGGTGATGAACTGACTCCTGAAGTTGTTGTACCTGCTGTTTATGAGACAAGAACAGTTCCGGCTGTACTTGATGAAGAAGGCGAGGTCATTGAACCTGAAACTACAGAAGAAGTTCTCGTTACTGAAGAGCAAGTCACGCCTGCAACCTATGAACAACTTGATGACTCCTACAAAGGCATTAAGAACGACGTTCTCGTCATGAAACTGCTTGGTGCAGTAGCTGAGCTATCAGCCAAAGTCGCAGCACTTGAAGCGTCCTAAGCGGCAACCCGCCCCGTGTTATAGCGGTGCTTTTTTATCCACTCTATTAAAACTAACTAACTATCATGGCTACAACTACTACTTGGAAAATTGCTTCACTTGACCGCGAAACTGCCGACGGTTATGTATTTACTGCTCATTATACTGTTAATGCTACTGACGAAACTTATAAGTCAGGTGCTTACGGTTCGATTGGTTTTGAACGTCCTGACACCCTTGTACCTTTTGCTGATCTCACTGAAGAGACAGTTGTTGGTTGGGTAAAGGAAGCACTTGGCGGTGAAGAAAAAGTAACTGAAATTGAAGCAGCACTTCAAACACAACTTGATGAGCAAGCAGCTCCTACTAAAGCATCTGGTCTTCCTTGGTCTTAATTATGATTACACTTATCCGTCCAATCCTATTTTCATTTATGAAGTCAGAAAAGGTTAAATTCCTTATTCTTGATCTTCTCAAAGCATATGCTAAGTCAACAGATAATGATATCGATGACAAAGTAGTTGCTTTTGTTTCTGCTGGATTGTTCCCAACTAAATAATGGAGTGGGAAGCAGTACCTATCTTCCCCTACCTAGAGCTGCCTGAAGCGCCCGGATTACCCGGTCCTATACTAGATGTACCAAAAGCGGATTTACCATCCTACAAACCGCTTGTGGTGCCTCCCAGTGCCCTTAGGCCGCCACCCGGTATTAAAGGAATTGACAGCAATACATATGATGAAGCCCCAAAGGATACGAAACCTAAGGCTTCACCAGTTAAACCTTATGTTCCACCAGAAGCTCAGATCATAGGAGTACCATTTACGGACATTGAAGTCCCGATGCCTACTACTACGATCATGACTACTGCAGCTACTACTGCATTTATTTCAGTAGCTGCCACATTAATAGGACAATCATTATTTAAATATTTAGTTTCATTATTTAAACCTATTATAAAACAACTATGGAGCAAGTTAAAAAAGAAGAAGTTGGAGGAAAGCCCAAAAACTTCTTAGAAAAGGTAAAAGAAAATACAGAAGATGAGCTTCAAATCCTAGGTACATTTGTACGTCTAGGTGTTGTAGTTTGGAGTGGTTTTATTATTACTCTTAACTATGTAGAACTACCAATGTTTAAAAAAAGCGTTGGTGGAGATATTACATTTCCTGCTTCTATATTTACAGGAGCACTTGCTACATTTGGTTTATCTACTTCAAATAATAAATCTAATAGTAAATCATCAGACCCTAAAAAGAAAGACGAATGAAACGCTTACTATTGCTTTTGATGTTGGCTAGTCCAGCAGCAGCTCAAAGTGTTACCCCAAATTTTACACAGGGGTCAATGCAGTCAACCACTACTACTACTGTTGATATTGATCGCACTATTGCTACTAATATTTATGGTGGTGAATACTCATCATGGTCAGGAACAAATGTAACACCCAGTGGAGATATCAAAGATTCTTCCACAACTTATTCAGTAACAAATGCTGGAGAGCAGTTTCAACTAGAAATTATGACAAGAGCAGCAGGTATTGTCGAAGACAGTCTCGTAACAGAAACTATTCAACAAGTATCTACTACTACATCCTTGTCAGTATTCTCTCAATAACACCTGCTTACGCAGAAGATCCAAAAGTTCAAAATACATCTAGTCCTGTGGCAGCAGCTACAGGTAACGTAACTAATCAGGCGGTGCAATTCCAGAATAATGGGGCACCGTCTAGGCAATACTTCAGTGGTAATAATAGCTGTAATGGTACAACCATGCAGATTTCACCATTTTATATGGGTAATGATACAACCCCTATGGATCCTACCAGTTACGTCAAAAGTAATAACTGGGGAGCACAAGTTAGCTTCTCAGTACCTCTAGATGGAGGCATGATAGAAACCTGTAAAGGTATCGCCCGTAAACACGAACAAAAGATGCGTCTTGATTATGAATTAGTTAGAGCGTTAAAGTGTACCGAGATCATGCAGAAAGGATTTACCTTTAGACCTGGCTCACGTGTTGAAATCTTATGTAATGACATCGTACCAATCGTAGCACTTGAATAAATGGAAGCAGCCATTACTGCTCTTATCGCATTAATAGGCGGTGGAGCAGCTCTTAATAACAGACTACACAACAGAATAAATAACGTTCATGACCGTATCAGCGGTCTTGATAGGCGTATTGATGCTATTGAATTGAGTGTAGCTCAAGACTACGTATCAAAGGCTGACCTATCAGTAATGGTTCAACGTATGGAAGACCATATGGTACGCATCGAAAACAAATTAGACCAAATAGTATTGAGGAATTAATTATGTCTAGACCAGCAAACAAAAGTCATATGCAACAAATGTTTGACGACAATCGAAAGAAAGCAGGTGGTGATATGAATAAACCTGCAAAGGGTAATATAAATCCTTATCAATGGAAACCAAAACAAGCAAAAGGTAAAGTTGATAAAAAAGCATTTGACAGTAACTTTAAAAAACAAGCATAATTATGTCTTATCAAATTATTGACTCATACACAAGTAAGGTGATCGGTACATACGAAACTGAAGCTCAAGCAGTACGTGCTGAATCACACCTTGTACATGAACCTAACGAAACACGTTACGAAATTAAAGCACCAGCTAAACCAAAAGCTAAAGCTAAAAAAGCTAAATGACAAACAAGAAAGCAACTGAAGACCAGTTCAATGAGTTGCATAATCTTGTCACAAAAGAATTCCTTGCCCGTATTAAATCGGGTGAGGCTTCTACACAAGATCTAAAAGCAGCTTGTGATTGGTTATCAAAGAATGATATCAGTGGTGTCGCCTTTGAAGGTAGCCCACTAGATAAACTAGTTAGTATTATGCCAACTGTTGATCCTGAACTTGTACAACGGAGACTTTATGGCTCGAAAGTCTAATTATAGCGGTGCTAAATACGCTAATGGTAATTATAAATCATATCAAAAGAAATATGATGGCTCTAAATTACAGATCTCTAAACGATCCAAACTAAATAAAGAAAACCGTAAACGTGGAACCTACGGTAACGGTGATGGCAAGGATGTATCCCATAAGAAAAATGGAAAGACATTCCTCGAAGCAGCATCAAAAAACAGAGCACGTAAAGGACGCGCATGACCCCACTACTTCCTACCCCTAACGATTACCTATACAACTTAATAGCCATGACCTCACCAGAAGCTAAGCGTCTGTGGAGGCGCTCTATTAAGGAACACTTTGACCATACTTGTATCTATTGCGGAAAAACTTATGACCTTAGTCAACTATCTATCGATCATGTTCATCCTCGCGCTCGTGGCGGAGAGGATGTCGCAACAAATGTTGTATGCGCCTGTACCAGATGTAATCAGGATAAAGGAAGTACACCCGTCCTTAGTTGGATGAGAGACAAATTTGGAGTTAATAGACTCCGTGAAAAACTAATTATGGAGTATATTAATTAATTATGCCTACTGGTCAAGAAGCATTTAACGCTAAAGTAGCGGACCTTAAACTAAAAATTAAAAATTCTCCTAGCCCTAAATTAACTAAAGGTTTTGTTAGAAAATTAAGAAATCTTCAACAAAAAGCTGGTAATCAACGGATTGGTATTGACGCTAAAGGCGGTACTAAAGGTAGAGTAGCTGTTGACACTGGTAAACAAGCACATCATAGAACAAGTTTAAATAACGCCGCAGCATTTTTTGAGGATTTAGATATACCTGAAAAAACTATTATGGGGCAAAAGTTTGCTCAATATGGTCTTGTTCCAGGTGATTTAACTATGAATCGCCTTGATATGTTTGCTGAATTACATCAAGGTGGTATCCATGCTATTGAAAGGTATTTAGGTCTTGAAGGTAACCCTTATTTTAAACCTGGCGCTACTTTTGCAGAAAAATTAAATGCAGTTGAATCTTTTGCCGCCGATCAAAAATTACTTTCAAGTCTTGCTGATCGTATGCAATTTAGTGCTGAGTTTAAAACGCCTGGTCTTACGCAACGAGTTTTATCTACAGCTACTGCTGATTCAGCAGAAGCCTATAAAACAAAAGCAAAAAGAAGATTAGCAAACCAAAGATTAGATTTTCTTGAATACATACCTGAACAGCATGAAATTGCTACAGCTTTAGGCCCACAACTAGAATCACAAAATAAAGCTAGATTAGCTGCTTTAGATGCTTATTTTAACGCTGACAATTCTTTTGATGTAAATAGATTAAAAAAAGATATAGATGCTAATAAATTTATTTTACCTACACCAGAACCAGCAACACCGTTTGAAATGAATAAAGGTGCTGCTAGATTAAATCGTAAACAACTAACAATGTTAGCTGCT